GAACATGAAATGATTCTTTTTGAAGGTAATGACGGAAAAGTTAAATCTAGAAAAAAGAAACCATACACAACGTTTGTTAATAGTATAATTAAAGAACTAAAAGAGAATTTTGAAACATATTTTATTGACAAATCCGATGAATACATAATGATGTTTAATGAAGCATCGGATTATGATTTTGAGTTGTTTTTAAATTGGGATTTAATTCAAGAAAATTCCAAAAAGTATTTGTGAATCATTTAAAGTGGAAAAGCAGCCAAATGGCTGCTTTTTTTATTATCGTAAATATTTATCTAAAAAGTAATAAAATGATACAACCAAAACCATTTTTAGATAAATTTAAATTAAGACATAAAGCAAAAGGTATTGAACGAAGAAGGAACATGTCGAAAATAATATTAGAACATGCCCCTAATTTTCCTTTGTCTGTAGAGTATAAAGATATTGATGAAGCATTTCAAAAATGGGTTGAAAACGATTTGGATATTGAATATGATGGAAAAAAAATACCAACATTTAAGCTATTTAGTAATCAAAGAATTAATGAATATGCACAAAGTTGGAAACATCTAGATGAAGTAGGTAATTTATTAATGAATTTTAAAACAATTACTAGGGAAAATAACCCAAAACATGGAGAAAACCAAGGTGGTTATTATAATATTCCTGGAGATAGAGATTATCCAATGTTTATGGTTCCAGTTTTACAAGAAAATGGACAAGAAGCATATGATATGTATTCAATGAAACAACCATTTTGTGTTGATATGGTATATTCTGTGTCTATAATAACAAATAAATATGAATTAATAAATAAAGTAAACCAATTAATACATAACAAATTTAAAGCAATTAATTGTTATATAGCACCAAACCATCACTATATGCCAATGGTGTTGGAAGATATTTCAGATGAATCAGAATATAGTTTAGATGATAGAAAATATTATTCACAAACATTCAGAATAAAAGTTAAAGCATATGTCATTTCTAAAGAAGATTTTAAAGTAACAAGATTAGAGTCAAGAATTGTTGTTAGAGGTTTAGGAGAACGACATAAATTAAAACCTAAAATTGAATTAGAAGAAATGCCATATATTAATGATGAATGTGAAATAAGAGAAGAATATGACCCATATTACAACAAAAAAATAACAATAAATATAAGTTATCCAGTTTGTGATAGTAGAGCTGAATTCGATGCTGATTTTGACTTAATTATAAGACAAATTGAAACAAATAACATATATGATTTTGTTATTTGCATAAACGGTGAAAAACAAGACCTAGAAACCGATGTGAGAATATATAAAGGTGATAGTGTAAGTATTGCAGTTACAAATGATGAAGTTGATAAAATATCATCTATAAAAATTGTCGGATTAGACCCAACGGCAATATTTGATGAAAGATATGACCCAGAATCAGCATTGGATGAACCAATAATAGAAGAAATAATTGATATTAAACTTTAAAAAATGACCGCATGAATTGATTATGCGGTCATTTTTATTATATTTTATAATGTAACTATATAATATTATGACTATAAATGAATTAATACAAATTGAGGAAAAATTATTATATGTTGAAACAAATCAAAAATTTAACATGGATTTTAATGAATATCTGTTACTAATTAAAACATTAAAAGAAATTGGTGAAATTACACACCAATATTTTACTTTAATGAAAGAATATGATATTTATTTACAAACACAAGATATAAGTCTTGATGAAAGAAGGAAATTTCTAACAGAATTTAACGATAAAACGTTAAATACAAATGTTCAAATTTCAATCCCAAATTTCAACATTAAATAATAAAAATTGATATTTTATAATAAAGATAAATGATTTTATTGGTTTGTTGAAATATTTATTATTAAATAATAAAATAAGTAATTAATATTAATGAATTATGGCAGATAATGCGAGAGGAATACATGTATCTCCTGGTATCTATTCAAAAGAAACAGACATCACACATGCAGTTAAGAGCCTTGGTATTACTACATTAGGTTTGGCTGGTGAAACACTTCGTGGTCCAGCATTCCAACCAATGCTTGTTGAAAACTGGCGTGATTTCCAATCGATATTCGGTGGTACAAGTACAGAAAAATTTAGAGGTAGCCAATACCCAAAATACGAATTGCCTTATATAGCAAAATCATATTTGAAAGAATCAAATCAGTTGCAAGTTTGCCGTGTACTTGGTTTGAGTGGTTATAACGCTGGTCCTGCTTGGGTTATTACAGCTCAAGGTGGTGATGGTGGAGAAAAGTACCCAGTTGCAGTATTGCGTTCAAGAGGTCACTATGAAAAATATCATAAATTCCAATCATCAACAGGAAATTGTGATTGCCCACAAGAAACATATGACCAATTGTTTTACGAAGTAGGTGAAATTAGCGAACTTGGACGTAGTTGCGAAACACCTAAAGCATACAATAAAGATGTTGTTAGATTGGGTGAATATTCACAATATGCCTCAGACGGAAATGAATGTTCTGGTTATGGAAATAGTGGAGAAGCTGTTGGGTTTACGGTATCTTCAGTAAATTATGGTAAATTTAAGATTTATGGTTTGAAGGGATTTCAAGAAAAAGATACAGATGCAAGTGGAAAAACTAGCAGCGATAATGGCTACTTTGAATATCCAGTTAGTTTAAATCCTGGTTCAAAAGATTACATTTTGAAAGTATTGGGAACAAATCCTCATGATGGTGATGCACCTTTATATGTTGAAGCATTGTATGATGTTATGCTTAGACAAATGATTGAAAGCGGTGAAGTTGATAATATTAGTGAAGAATTAGAGTTTTATCAAGTTTATAATATTTCTGATTATGATGCTTTAGCTCCAGTATCTAGCATTATTGAAAAACAAGAGGAAGCTTTAACAAGAAAAGATGTTGGTAAGCGCTTCTTGGCTGACAAAGATGCTGAGGATAGTTATGTACATTGTCACCCATATGACTATGCAACTAACAAACCAATTGCTGCAAAAGATGGTGATGAAAATAGCGGTGTAACAACAGAAAATGGTCTTGTTATAGAAACAGTTAAGGCTGGTCAAATATATACCGTATCACAATATACTGATACAAGTGGCAAACGTCACTATTATTATAGGTATTATGCACAAAACACAATCCCAGTTGAAGATACATACCAAAAAGTAGTATTAACTGATAGATTAGGTGAAACAATTAGTGGTAATACAGATGATTCAAACATGAATAAATGGTCTACAGTTGTATTAAACTTGATGGATAATAGATATTATCGAATGAATGGTGATAATACTGATGTAGCTCCAGTTACTTGTGACATGAACAACTATAAAGACTCATATCGCTTTGCTTCAACACCTTGGATTGTTTCTAACGTTAAGGGTGATACAACATCTATAGAATTAACTAAATTGTTTAGATTCCATACAATATCTGATGGCGATAATTCTAATCAAGAAATCAAGATTTCTATACAAAATATTAAAACTGATGATGGTACATTTGAAGTTTTAGTGAGAGATATAAACGATACAGATGAATCACCAATTGTATTGGAAAGATTCGCCAAGTGTACAATGATTCCTGGTGATAATGGATACATTGCCTATAAGATTGGTTCTTATGATGGATTATATGAATCTAAATCAAAATATATTACTGTTGAGGTAAATGAAACATTGGCAGCAAAAGAATCGGTTCCAGCTGGTTTCTTAGGTTATCCACTATCTCAATTTGGTGGTCTTGAAGCATCTGGTAATGGTCATGAAAATATGAAACAACCTAAATTGATGTATAACCTATATTACGACCAAGATATTAAAAACAGAAAACAATATTTTGGTTTGTCTAATAGAGTTGGGGTTGATGTTGATATGTTTACATATAAAGGTATGGCTGCTTATGGTGACGAACCAGAATATCTATGTCAAGGTTTCCACTTAGATGCTAGAATGGATATGGGTGCTTATACAGAAAATCCTCCAATGATTAAGGTAGATGGTGAAAGCGGTTATGAGTTTGATGCTGTATCAGTAAACAACAGAACAGTAACATTAACAGAATCCCCAATTATAGGTACAGAAGCTGAAATGTTAGGTTCAATTTATGAATATGTAGATTTGCGTAAATTTACTTTGTATTTCTATGGTGGTTTTGATGGTTGGGATGTTTATAGAGATTACAGAAGTAATACAGATGATTTCAAATTGAGCAAATATCGTGGAGAATATAACGATGCTAATGGTGAAGGCGTGAACTTCAATAAGATTATGAATCCAGATATTTTAGGATTGAATCAAGTTGGTATGACATCTGACTGGTATGCTTATTTAGCTGCAATCAGACAATTCGCTAATCCAGAATCTGTAGATATTAATGTATTTGCAACACCTGGTATTGACTTAATCAACAACAAAACACTTGTTGAAGAGGCAATCGAAATGATTGAAGAAGAAAGAGCTGACTCAATTTACATCATAACAACACCAGATAAACCTTTCGGTGCATCTGATTATGTTGATGAAATGTATACACCAGATGATGTTGTTTACGAATTGGAAGATACAGAAATCGATTCTAACTATGCATGTACATATTATCCTTGGGTTAAGTATGAAGATGTTGACAACAACCAATTTATATACTTACCACCAACAAAGGATGTTGTAAGAAATATGGCATTAACAGACAATACAACTCACCCTTGGTTTGCGCCAGCTGGTATTAGCCGTGGTGATGTTGATTGTGCAAGAGCACACATAATCACTAAATTGGCTGATGAAGATGTTCTTTATGAAGGTCGTATTAACCCAATCAAGACATTTGCTTCTGATGGTGTTAAGATATGGGGTCAAAAGAACTTACAAGTTAGAGAATCTCAATTAAATAGAATTGCTGTTCGTAGATTGTTGTTAAGAATGAGAAAACTAATTTCAATTGCATGTATTGGTTTGATTTTTGACCCTAATGATGCAACAACAAAGAATAAGTTCTTGTCAACTATTACACCTATAATGGATAACATTAAGGCTAACAGAGGTATTTCAGACTATAAGATTGAGGTTAATGATACAGTGGAATCTAGAGAAAGAAGAGAGCTTCCAGCTAAGATTTTCTTTAAGCCATATAACGCATTAGAGTACATTGTATTAGACTTTATTGTAACTCCAGAATCAGTAAGTTTTGATGATATTTAATTGAATTTTAATATATTAAATAAATGGGTGGTTTTCACCCATTTATTTTTTTTTATAAAATTTGTTTTTTTTATAAAAAATATGTATTTTTGAATTAAAATGAAATTATTATGTCTAAAGTAATAAAAATTTGTCCTAATTGTGGAAATCAATTTGAGACTTATGACGGTAAAAAGGGTAAAACATATTGCTCAAATAAATGTTATAAAGAACACAAAGGAATTGGTGTGAAAAAGCTTGCTTCGTGTGTTGTTTGCGGTAAAGAATTTGAATTAAAACATGGCATGGGAACAAAGGTATGTTCTACTGAATGTTTAAAAACATTACGAAGTCAATTATTATCTAAACCAAAAAAAACATCAATCTGTAAGAATTGTGGTAAAACGTTTGAACAATTATATACAACAAGTGAAGCTGATTTTTGTTGTAGGGAATGTTATTGGAAATATCGGAATACACATAAAAATGATTTTGAGTATGTTTCTCAAAAACGAATATCAAATACTCACGAAACAAGGGTATGTGAAATGTGTGGTAAAGAGTTTATAACGTATAAAAAGACACCAAAAAGGTTTTGTTCGGATAAATGTAGGGTGGCATATAGTAATACCGAAGAATATAAAAACAAACGATTAACAACAATGTTAGAACGTTATGGTAAGGCTTCTATTGGTAATGGCATGTCATCTGAA